ACGATAATCTTGATGCACTATTTGATTTAGTTATAAAAAAAGCAACAGGACCAGAATGTGTTGTAGTAATAAACGGTTATTCTGATATTCAAAAATCTCAATGGGTAGATAATGCTCTTAAAACATATTCGAAAGACTTTGAAATTGTTTTTAAAGAGCAGAGAGTGTCTAGTAGTCAAAGAGATCATTTTGGATACTATAGTGGTATTTGTATAGTAGGACTAAAAAGAAAAACTAGTACAAACAGTAAACCAACAACAAAGAGTGTTAATAAATGATTAAAAAGAGTGTTATAAGTTTGATCAGCTACGATGCTGAATATCTTCCAGCAAGCATCAAAACATACTATAATTATGTAGATGAAATTGTGCTTGGGTTAGATAAAAATAGAGTTACTTGGAGTAAGAATAATTTTACTTTTGATGAGAGTAAGTTATGGCAAGAACTAAGTGCTCTTGATGGAGATAGTAAAATTACTATAGTTGAAGAAGATTTTGTAAAATCAGATAAGCCTATAGAGAATGATAACTATGAAAGAAATTTTTTAAAAGAACAGTGTTCAAATGATTGGATATTTTCTTTTGACGCAGATGAAGAACTTTTAAATGCAAAAGATTTCTTTACTTGGTATTGTCCCATAGTAGAACCATACTATAAAACAGCTGATATAATGATGACATGGGCAACTCCCTTTAAAACTATTGATGACAAAACTTTAGTTATTGCAGAACCTAACGGTAACGCTTTTTTAAAAGAACCACAAGGAGTAGTTACATCAAAAGATAGTACGTATGTGTTTGCAAGATGGACAGATAAAGCGCAGAATCAATCTAAAAGATTAGCTTCTCCTCTTATAGCTTTACACTGGAGTCTTTGTAGGAAAAAAGATGATTTGCACCAAAAAATACATAATATAGGACATAGTGATATTGTAGAAAATGATCCTTTTTATAAAATATGGAACGAAGTAACCTTAGAAAATCATAAAAACTACGTTAATTTTAAAACTTCTGGTATGGGTCCGCAATGGCCCGCTTTAAGAGCTGTGCCCACAGCCCAACTTAAAGATTTCTATCTTGCTTTTGCAAAAGGAGTATATCAATGATAATAGAAATAATTGGAAAATTTTATGATAACCAGTCTCTTACTATAATTAATAGAGAATTAGCTTTAAGATTGGCAATTAATAATGACATTTACATTACTCCTCTTGATTCACTTAATCCAGGCGCAAAAGTTAATAAAAACAAAATAAAAAAGATTAAAGAACTTGAAAATAAACAGTGGACTGATGAAACAATACCTGATATTCAAATAAGACATAGCTATCCTCCTATCTGGAGATGGCCAGTACATGAAAAAACTAAAGTTGTCTATATCCAACCGTGGGAATGGCAAAAAGTGCCTTTTGAGTGGCAGTATAAATGGGAGCAGTTTGCAGATGCTTTAATTGTTCCTAGTGCTTGGGAGGCTGAAAATATACTAAATGGAGGTTTAAACCCTGAAAAATTGCACGTTGTGCCTAATGGGTATGACCCTGAAGTATTTAATAAAAAGGATAAAGCACCAGTTGCAGGCATAGATCCTACAAAGTTTAATTTTATATTTGTAGGGTGCCCTCAGTGGAGAAAAGGTCTAGATATTGTCTTAAACGCTTGGTCAAAAACATTTGTATCCGCTGATAACGCGAGACTTATTATTAAAGATACTCCACAAGTATATGGAAATAACAATATACTTAATGAAATTGTTAAATTACAATACAATACGAGTTGTGCAGGTATACTATATTTAGATGATAATTTTTCACAAGAAGAGATGGCAGCTATATATAAAAATAGTAAAGCAGTAGTACATCCTTATAGAGCTGAAGGGTTTGGAATGCACGTTCAAGAAGCAGTAGCATCTGGTTGTGTGCCAATAATTTCTAATAAAGGACCAACTGATGAATTTATACCTCGTATTGGGCTTGATTTAGATATGCGAGAACAAAATATAAATATCAATGCAAATGAGGTATTTGCTCTTAAACCTGGAGATGCGACCACGATGATGAGCACTCACACAACTGTGCAAGAACCTACAGTTGATTCTGTAGCTAATGCGATGAGATCTCTTTATGCACATCATCACAAAGACCAGTTTTTTGATAAGGTAAACAATTTTAATCTTGAAAATTCTTGGGAAAATGTTATATTCAAATATAACGAAGTATTAACTAAGATTAATACTAATTCAGTAACGAATAGGAATAGATAAATGGCAGTTTATACTCAAACTAATGCACCTGTATATACTATTGATAATGTATATTTACAAACACACATCGAAACAAGTGAAGCAAATAATAAAAATATGACAAGTTATACTTGGAAAGTAGCTTATACACCTTCAGGACAAGATCAAGCACATTATATGTGCGGTGGAACAGATATAGAAGCTCATGTAAATGCAAATACTCCAGTTATAGATGTTAGACTTGCAAAAGATGATTTTATAGCAAATGTTGTGCCTTTTATAAATACTCACTCAGTTGTATTAACACAAAGTTCAGAGTTTGAAAAGAATGACTGGCGATCTTAAAGAAAAACTACTGTGGGATTTTCACGGTAACGCACCTATCATAGATGAAACACAGACAGAATTGCCTACAATCACTAAAAAAGCGGCCATTTATATAAGCTCAGTTTTGACAGAGGGTGAGATGTTTAGATTTGGTATAGCAGGTGGCGGCTGTAGTGGTTTTCAGTATCTATTTGATATTGCACAAGCGCCTGATAGTAATGATGTTTGTTTTAGTACAGACCCAATTGCGATTATTGATAAAGAAAGCTTAACTTATCTCAGAGGGTCTGAGATTGATTTAGAAGACTCAGGACTTAACAAACAGTTAAAAGTTACAAATCCTGGTGCTAAAATGAGTTGCGGCTGTGGAACTAGCTTTGCTTACGATGATGCTTACTGGGAACAAATGATGGCTCAAACAGAAACTGAATGACGATACTTGATCACATAGTAGTGTATTTTACTACCTTATTTATATATTTACACATTAAGCAATTATTATCAGTAGGCTCTGTTTACACTATGAATGCTTTATTAGGTGTTTGGCTATCTTTGACCATATTTGATATGTATGCCCGTTGGAGAACTAAATGACTAATTACAAATGGATTATTAATGAAAGTAAACTTCCTTGGTTAAAATTAGATATTAAAATACCTCACAAAGAGATGCTTCAAGAGGCTATATCGTTAAAAGACGAGTTCACCGAGCATAGAGATGAGGATAAATCTCCTGACTCAGATTCTTACTCTCATAAAGGCTGGAGGAGTTTGTGTATACACGGAATAGATCCTTATAAAACTAATCATTTTGTACAATATGGGTATAAAAGTCATAATGAAACACCCTATAAATGGACTGAAATCTGTGATAGATGCCCTATCACTACAAAATTTTTTAAAGACGTATTTCCTTTTAAAAGATATTTTAGATTACGATTTATGTTACTAGAGCCAGGTGGTTACATAACTCCTCACAATGATTCTGATGTAAATAAGCTTTCTCCCGTAAATATTGCTTTAAGTCACCCAAAAGGTTGTAATATGAAAATGAAAGGACATGATGGATATGTTCCTTTTACTCCTGGAGATGCAATGTTATTAGACGTTGGTAATACTCATGCCTATATAAACAAAAGTGATGAAGATAGATATCATATAATAGTTCATGGAGTACGTGATAAAGAATATGAAAAGTTAGTGGAGCGTAGCTATGAGAAAAATGGGCGCTAATAAAAAGTATGTTCTTGGTATTTATGATGATAGAACAACAATTCCAAATCTAGACTTAGCGCAAAAATCAAAAGAGTTAACTGAGTTTTTTTCAAGATTTAAATACTTTGGCCCTTTGGTAAAAGGAACTTCTGTAAATCAAGTGTTAGATAAAGCTTGTGAAATTGAAGGAGCAGAATACTGTATTGTACAGTGTGTAGGACATTTAATAAAAACAAGTGAGTTTTTCAAGTTTATTGAAAAGTGGATAGAAATAAAAGACTTTTTTGTAACAGGGCATATAATGGATAGTCATACAAACAATTCACAGAGCAGAGGTGGTAACAAATATTATGGTCTTCATAAACAATGTATACTAGTAAATTTAAATTACTACAAAAAATTTGATAAACCAGTTTTTGGAGATAAACAACTAGAACCTTCAGAGACTCTCGCTGCAGCTCGTAGACACGCAAAAAATATACATGATGATTATACTCCTTTAGCCTTAATGCCTACAGAAGATACTTGTATTTGTACCCCATATGTTGATGGTTGGAACTTTGTAAATAAGTCTTTAGAGAATGGGCTTACTGTATACAACTTTCACCCTAAAATAAGAGGAGCAAAGCAATATCTATATCCAGCAAAAGGTGTACAAGTGCTTCAAAATCAATTGGCTTGGATTAATAATATTGTATCCTTTGCAAAAGACTGTGTATTTATATGGAATACTGAAAACTATATTGATTTAAAGTATTTAAAGTTCCCTAAAGATAGAAAGATTAAAAAACTTTATTGCGTTGCCGCAGCCTTTAAACCAAATATGATACTACATAAATTTGGATTTGATGAAGATACTGAAGTTGTTTATTTTGATTATAGTAAACAAGCACTAGCATTTAAGAAATTACTTGTTACTCAGTGGAATGGAGTAGATTATCCCACATTTGTGAATGATGCTATTAAGAAACACGGCATAAATGTTACAGGAGGTAGTGAAACACAGTTTTTAAGTGACTCAGAATTATGGACAAGAGAGTTAAAATGGTGGAAGGGAAGTCACAATCTACATAATCATTGGAATAGGTATAGAAAATTAAAGCATACTTATGTTCACATGGATTTATGCAAAAATCCTGAAGAATTATACCCACACATAACAGACGAAGAAGACTCTGTTATATGGTGGAGTAATGCATTTCATACAGTTAATGCCCATTACGTTAGAGGTTTACAAGGCGTTACAAAATGTTATAATGACTGGTTAAGTAATCTTGAAAAACGAAATAAAAATTTATACCTCCTAGGAAAAGATTACTTAGATCGACCTGTTGAGGGAGGTACCTTAAAGGAATATTTAGATGAATACAGACAAACTTAGATTATTTAAAAATATAGATGAAGTAAAAGAGTATGCTAGAGTAAATGGTTATGATACTCCAGAAGCTAACGATTTAATTAAGCAATGGGAAGAAATAGATAAAACTCCTAAAAAAATTAAAAAGAAAAAAATATTAAACATATTACCTGAAGATGACGATACTGTTGAGGTAAAGTGAGTACATATAGATATTTAAAATTTAACTTAGAATCTGATCTATTAGCTGAATGTAAAAATTTAGTTTATTATAATTATGATGATCGAGATTTAAAAAATGCTATTACTGCTTGTGCTATTAGAAGTCCTGACGGTAAGCCTAATAATATGTTTAAAGTAAGTCCTGATATTTGCAGTAATTACATGTTTACTAGTATTACAGGGTCAACACCTAATCTTATGTATGAAATTAGTAAATTTAAATGTAATACTGCAAGAATAAGAATTTTAAAACAAGAACCAAAAAATGTAACGCCAATACACATTGATGAAGAAAATTGGCACAACCCTCCTGAAAAACACTTAAGAATTTGGATTGCAATTAACCACAATCCTAATTTTATTTGTGTTTTTGGTAAAGATGAAATATGCTTAGAAAAAGGGCAGGGTGTTGTTTTTGATCCAGATACTCCTCATGGAGCAAAAAATATAGACAGTTCAGAAGCGAGATATTCGCTGAATATGATTGTCAAACCTAACAAATGGTTAAGAGAGAATACTATTGAATATTGATTTTGGCACTGCTTTTCATAAACCAAATGGAAACGCAGTAAAAGTAACTTTAAATGAGTTTAGAGATAAACTATATTTACACATAAGAGAATATTCTATGGATGGAGATACCGGTCAATGGTACCCAACTAAAAGTGGATTTTCGCTACTAGCAGATGAAACAAGTTCGCTACTTCCCTTATTAGAAGCAGCCAGCCAAGAAGTAGCCAAGCAATATATTCGTAGTAATCAATTAGAATTAGATTTGGAGATAACAAATGAGCGTTAAAGCTTGGAATGATGAAGAAGAAGCAAAACTTATAAAAATGTATGTAGAGAGTGATATAAAAGATGTTTATACATTAGCAGATCATTTTTCTAAAGGTTACAGATCTGTTATAAGTAAGCTAGTACAATTAAAAATTTATGAGAAACCTGTAATAGATCATGGAGAAAAAGGACAAACAGTTAAAGTTATGCTTCGTGAAATAGAAGAACTACTTGGAATTCAAGTAGAAGGTACAAACCTTAACAAAAAGGAAAATCTTTCTTCTCTATTGGCTGCAATTAAAAGTAAAATAAATTAAATAAAACTTTTAAGGAGTTACCAATGTCAGTAAGATTAGTAAGCTATTCTCAACCAGTTAATATAATTGGTATAGATAATATTCAAGATTTAATTGCCTATTGCGCTAGAGTTAGTAATCCTGCTAATCAAATGAACAGTGAAACAAGTGAAAAACTAATAAGATATTTGATTAAACACGGACATTGGTCACCCCTTGAGATGGTATCAGCCTGTTTGGAGATAGAAACTACTAGAGATATTGCACACCAAATAGTAAGACATCGTAGTTTTTCTTTTCAAGAATTTAGTCAACGATATGCAAATCCACAAGATATGAAAGAAACATTTACATACAGAGAACCAAGGCTGCAAGATACAAAAAATAGACAAAACTCAATTGAAACGTATGATCAACAATTAGAAATGGATTGGGGTCATATACAAGAAGATGTAATAAAAATGTCTAAAGAAGCATATGATTGGGCAATTAGCAAAGGTATTGCTAAAGAACAGGCTCGTGCAGTACTGCCCGAAGGTTGTACAAAAACACGTTTGTATATGAATGGTAATTTAAGAAGTTGGGTGCACTACATTCAATTACGTAGCGGTAACGGTACACAGAAAGAACACATGATTATTGCTAGAGATTGTGCAATAGTTCTTGAGCCTATTTTTCCTATGATAATGGAATTTGTAAATGACTGAATACGATTCTACTAAAGAATGGCAAAAACTTTATGAAGATATTGAACCAAAACTTTACGAAGACAGTGAGCCAGAACGTTATTATGATTGGATGTTATGGAAATTGAGACAAGAAAGAAAAAAAGAAGAAGAAAAAAAATATATTTATGAGTCGCCTGACAAAGGCAAAACAATTTATAGACGAGAAATGGGCAGTATGAAAAAAGAAAAATTAGTACAAAAAGATAAATCTCCTTTTATTCAATACGGTAAAGATGAGCATGAAGTATATCTCTCAGCAGATGCTGTAGAAAAATTATCTAAACAAAATGGAACTGTGTCAATCAATGACATGGTAAACCACCCACCACACTATAACAAAGGCATAGAAACAAATGACTATATAAAGTCATGGGATATGAACTATGCTCAAGGTAATGTAATTAAATATACAACTAGATACAATTTAAAACACAGTGATAAGAGAAAACAGAGAGAAGACCTGGCTAAGGCCAAATGGTATCTTAATGATTTAATTACTCAGCTGGAAGAGTCCATCGAAGATTAACTTTAAGCTTTCTTAATGATTAATTTTTTTATATTATATTTATATGAATTACAAAGAACTCAAAGAGCTAATCCAAAAGCACAACAAAGCATATTATGACAACTCAGCCTCTGCAATAGCAGATGCCGACTACGATCAGCTATATGACAAGTTGGAGGCTGTGGAGAAGGCTCAAGGTTGGAGAGACCACGATTCACCTACAAAGCACGTAGGTGGCGCTCCAGGTAAGGTAAAACATCCTTATAAACTATACTCACTTCGTAAAGTGTTTAACGAAGATGAAGTAGATAGTTTTATGAGTATCAAACTCCCGAAGATTGATGGCACTAATCTTTCTCTAATTTACCGTAATGGAAAATTAAAGATGGGTTTGACCAGAGGTAACGGTGAACATGGTAAAGATGTCTCGCATCTTATCGGAATGTTAAAAGGGTGTCCTACAAAAATTGATACACAATATGAAGAAGTTGTAATCAATGGAGAGTGTGTAACTGACAATACAGTAGATAATTATCGAAACTACGTTAGTGGCGCACTTGGTCTTGACAGTCCTTCTGAGTTTGCTCAAAGAAACATAAAGTTTATTGCACATGATTGGCTTGGTGTAAATATGAATTACACTCCAAGAATGAAAGTAATAAAAAATATGGGTTTCTTTACTGTGTTAGATGCAGAATCATGGAACTATCCTATGGACGGCACTGTGTTCAGAACTGATAGCTGGGAAAAAGAACAAACTCTAGGACATACTGGAAAGTATCCTAGATTTGCAGTAGCTCTTAAACAAAGAGAAACTGAAACAGCAATTACTATTTTACAAGATGTTCTTTGGACAATTGGTAGAACAGGTAGTGTTAACCCAACAGCTGTAGTAGAACCTGTAGTAGTAGAAGATGCTACTATATCAAGGATAACTTTGCACAACATAGATTTCATTGAGCAACACGATCTAGGCTTAGGTGATACTATCAAGATTGAAAGATCAGGTGGTGTTATTCCTAAGTTCCTAGAAGTGATTGAACACTCTAAACACAATCTTAAAATTAATCAAGCACATGCAGAAAAAGCCATTGGACAAAAAGTTGTGCGAGATGGCCCAAAACTAATGACAAAAAGTGGTGAAGGAGATTCAGTTAAGTTTTTAGAATACTTTATAAGAACCATGCAAATAAAAGGTCTTGGCCCTGCATCAATTAAAAAATTAGGACTTATGCACCCCGTAGATTTATACAGTAATGTAAACTGGGATAGACTAGGTGCAAATGGTGCAAAGATTGAACAAGAGATTGAAAGAACTAAGACTAAACCTTATATGACTGTATTAGCAGCATTAGGAATTGAAGGTGTAGGTAACGGGGGAGCTAAACTTATTATTCCCCACATTCCCGCTTTCAGAAATTTAAGAGATATTGAATTTGCAGAGATCAAAGGAATTGGTCCTCGCACAAAAGAATCTATACTTTCTTGGTTAGACGAAAACGAAGAATGGGTACTCGAACTGCCATTACAACTTGAACAAGAAGTAACGGTAGAAGAAGTATCTCAAACTGTAAAAAAAGTCTGTATTACTGGAAAGCTAGATATGACTCGCAATCAACTTGTGAGTATTTTAGAGCCTTTAGGGTTTAAAAATACAAGTACTGTAACAAAGGACTGTTATGCCCTAATTACAGGAGATACTGGTAGTTCAAAACATACCCGTGCTACTCAACTAGGTGTTAAGATAATTGACTACTGGTCAAGTAAAAAAAATGTGTTATCTGGTGATTTTTAATAAAAATAAAAATAACCAAGAAACCACAATAAGTTAATTTGTAGTTGCTTGTAATATAAATCTTAGATATACTCTTTATATCAAGTCAAGAAGAGAACAAAACTTCTTGAGTACATTAACAAAAGTTCGAAAGGAACACTAATATGTCAAAATTTGAATACACTGAAGACATGGTTAGCTCAATGCACGATGCAGCTGCATCAGGTGTTACTGAGGAAATCATCGAAAATCTTATGGGTGAGTTTGACTTCCCAAGACGTTCTGTAACCGCTAAGTTAAGAAAACTAGGTTATGACGTTCCTAAAAAGCCAGGAGCTGCTCCTGTATTTTCAGCTGAAGAAACTGCTGAGTTATCTGAATATCTTCAAGCAAACTCAGGCACTATGACTGCTGAAGAAATTTCCGAAAGTTTTGCTGACGGAAAATTTACTGCAAGACAAATTAACGGTAAGGCTCTTTCATTAGAGA